TCAGGTGATAACTCAGGCGTTCCTATATTTACTCTTAAAGAATTGTCTGCTAGTGTACGTAGGTTATCTACGCCACCTTCAAAAACTATTGTGCTCATAATTTAAATTTTATTTATTACTTGGGAGAGCAACAGTATTAACGGTTACGGCAATATCGCCTTTATGCCCTCCCTCGTAATAACTTGTATTATAATATTGTTACTTGTTTTTCATAGCATAAGCTACCCAAAAATTCATGACCATAAGATGGCCAATAATCTTGTTTCATACATTGAGCCATCATATTTAGCTCGTCTCTGTATAATAATCTACCTTCTTGTATTGTTTCTTTAGATAATTCAAATACATTTAAAGCATATGGTTTTACTTTTTCTATAGCTACAATTATAAATCTTTCAGCTTTTACAGCATCCAAATAAAAAGCAGCTTGTTTATGATATTTATATCTATTAACTGAATGTACAAAACTTGGTCCTGCGTCTTGTGTAGTTTTTAAGTCAATAATTGTACCATCATTTTTTAAATAATCAATCATGCTTTTACACTTTAGTCCAGTTTGTTCATCTTCAAAACAAACAATTTGTTCTGGTTTGCCACCAGAAAATAATTTTTTTACAAATTTGTCTTGGTTTATTGTATGAACTATATCCTGTATCATACCATCTTCTTTATGGGTAATTATTTTCTTTAGATTAACTTCTTCAAATTTTCTAAATGTTTCTTTACCAGCTTTTGTTCTTCTGTCTACATCAGGAGCTATGACATAGTCTCTCATAAACCATTCTGGTGTCAATACTGCTGAATGTATAGCGCTACCTATTTTCATAGCTGCTGTAGGTTCAGGTTTATTGTGTAACCAATAACGAAAATGAGCTGGTGATTTTTCTGATAATTTACTAAGCATACTATTAGTTATGTAAATAGTATCATCATAATAATTATCTTGTGTTACTGAGTGTTGTTCTATTATTTTCATGTGTGTATATATATAAGATTAAGATACCCTGCATAACAGGGTATTCTTAACACTAAACAAAACTTTATTGAAAACACTTCGGAATAGAAAAGTAAAATCCGAAATGCAAAGTTAATTATTTATTTTCATTAGCATCATATTCTTCCATCATTTTTAATGTATCAGATGCATTTGGTATTTGCATAGCATAATTAAATAGATTTTTTTCGTATTCATTTGTATTTTCTGTACGATTTGTATAATATTTATGCACCCAAGTTAAAATCATAATTTCGTGATTATGTATGGTTTGGTTCATACCAGAAAGTAAATTAAATACAGAATCTTCTACTTTAATTTTTTGTCCATCAACTTCAATTTTCTTTTTTTTCTTAATCATTTGGTTTTTCTTTAAATTTATATTTAGTCATATCATTTTTAACTACAACAGTTGTTGTATCTATAGCGTATGTGTAACGCATATATCTTATTTTGTTTTTATGTTCAACAAGTCCACTATATTTAAACCAGTTGTCTAAATCAAATAAGTTTTTTGTATTATTTTTTTTGTATTCTTTATATAAGGTTTGTTTCCAACAATTCATATAATGGTTATATATACACCTGCATTTTCTTTATCTATTTCATATACTTCAAATACAGGTATTAATTCTGTACAATTATCATCTTCTATCCAATTATATTTTACCATCAAATCTTGTATAGTTTGTGCTGGATTTATATAATCAAATTTTCTTCTACTATCTCTTATAAATTTAAATGATATATAACATGGTTTTTCTTTACAGTCATATGCTTGTCTAAATTTAATAGCATTTTCTTCCATTTGTTGTGCAACTGCTTTGTAATATTTCATAACTGTTTTAGAGTTAATCAACATTTTACCAGTCCATCTTTTGGAATTTTTACTTGAAGGTACATTTCCTTTTATAAATATTTGCATATTTAAGCCGAGATGTCATTAGCCCGTTCTAGGACATATGGAGCTCCCTGTAGTGTCCCTACTTACGGTATTATACCTCACGATATAATTCATCTCAGCTCAAATATACAAAACTATATTAGAATGGTACGTCTTCTTCTGGTGCTGGACTACCACCAAGCTTAGATTGCTCTAGCAAATATTCATATTGCTGTTTATCTTGTGGTGATAGTGGTTTATTATAATCTGGATTGTATTTAATTTGTTCTCCATCTTTACTACTCCAACGATAACGTATCATTTTACCAATTTTTGGCTCTCCTGTTTCTCTGTTTGTAGTTAGATATTCTTCAAATGTAAATACTACATTAATCCATTTACCTATAGCTTCATCATATGCATCATTATCAGTTGCAAAGTTTCTAACTCCTGCATTAACTAAAAAATCTTTTAATGATTTAGCTTTCCATTCTGCTGATTTAGGTGAATCAGTTTCTTTGATTACCCAAAATCTACATCTACCATTTTTATTGTCTTCTGTAATTACATCAAATTCAATAAATGGAGAACCATTATAGTTATCTCTATCTTCTGATGTGCTCATGCCTATAATTCTACATCTATAAGCGCCTTCAGTTACAAATTCTTTTTTAGTATTTGATTGTGATTTAGGTTTTGTAGTTTTTACATCACCTAAGTTAAATGCTTTAATACTCATTATTTAGTTTTTATGTGGCCTGCATCTATTAATCTATCTAGTGTACGACCATACCAACCTTGCAGGCGTAGGTATAGTTTATTGTCGTAAATATATTGCCAAGCACTCATAAGTTCTTTTGTACTTTCTGGTTCTTCTATGCCTTCGCATAAACATATTGCTTTATATGAATCCATTATAATGCAGCTTTAAGCGCTGTTTCTTGATGTGGCAATAAATCATAGTTTTGTATTTTAGATTTTACTAAATCTATTTTACCATTATTTAGTGCGTTCAACATAGCATTAAATTTATCTTCAGTTAATTGTTCTTTTACTTTTGGTGTTTTTTGTTGTTTGATAGCATTAGCAACTTCTTCATAAGAAGCTACAGATGTATCAATACCAATACCAAGATTACCAAGAGCACGACCAATAGCTGATGTTTCACAGTTTTCTATAAATGATGTCTTGTTAATAAAAGAAGAACCCTCTACTTCGTAGGCAATACCTGTACTAATAATTCTATCATCTGCATTAAATACTGTTGCCTGAATAACACATCTATTGTTATCAAGTTCTAGTATTGCAGTTGACAATGCCCAGTCTTTGTAGTTTGAACGAAAGTGTTTAATTCTTTCGTTAACTTCTACATACTCTTTACCTTTAATATTTACGGTTTTCAATTTTGTCATAATTTAGTTTTATATTTATTATAGTTTTCAATAATTTTTTTACTAGTTCTAGTTGCTAGAACAATTTTTATAAACCTACGTATCATAATAGGTTTACTTTTCAATAACAATGTAATTGCTATTTCTTTAAACAATAGTTTAATTGCTTTTCTAACTAGTTTTTTTGGAAGCTTAGTATCGTAAGCAACCTCATCATATATTTTGTCTAGTTTTGACTTCCCCATAATGCTTTTCTAGCTAACATCATAAATAATGCTACAATAAAAAATATAATAATTATGGGAATAATTTGCATAACTATCAATACAGATAGGCAAGTTAGTATAGCTGTAACTATTGGATTCTTTTTAATAAATTTAAAAGTCTTGTTCATATTCTGTAAATTTTGTTAAGTTTGATTTAAAACGTAAACGCACAGTGCCAATACCTATATTTCTACCTTTAGCAAATATTATATCTGCTGTGCTTCTAGTATCTTCACCTTTTTCATCTTGTGTAATACCATAATATTCTGGTCTATAAACAAAAGCGACAACATCTGCTGCTTGTTCTATTTCGCCAGATTCTCTAAGGTCTGACATAGTAGGCCTAGCATCTGTTCTATTCATAACACCTCTATTTAGTTGACTAAGAGCAACAACAGTTATATCAAGCTGCCTAGCAGTATTTTTAAGCGTTCTAACGACTTTACTAACTTCTTGCTCTCTTGTACCTGCCTTTGAGTATGAACTGATTAGCTGTAAATAATCTATAAATACAATTTTTACATCATGTGTCATAACATATTTTTTAATTTTATTTATTAAATACGTTAATGATGTTTTTTTACATTCGTCTATATTTAATGGCAATTTTTCTAATTGACCTATAGCTATATTTATTTGATTATAATTTTCTTTAGACAATGCTCCTTGTTGTATATACTTATTATTTATATTTGTTTCTGATGATATTAATCTGCTAAGTAATTGTTTACCACTCATTTCATATGAAAATATTAATGTTGATACACCAGATTTTGCAGAGTTATGTGCTAAAGCTAAAGCAAAACTAGTTTTACCCATAGATGATGCGCCACCTAATATAATTAAATCAGTTGGTTGCCATCCACCAGTAAATCTATCAATAGAAGTAAATCCAGATGTAATACCTGTAGTACCATCTGATTGCATTCTATTTGTAATATCTTCTAGTGTATCATTAAGCAAAGTTTGAAATGTAGGTGTAGTATCTTTATGGTCTTGTCTAATTTTATTCAGTTCTTCTTCTAAAAAGTTTGTAATTTTTTCTGTAGATAAGTTTTCTTGTATTCTGCTGTGCATATTTAAAGTTAGCGA